ACCGAATGTTGCAGTGAAATTAACGATAGAGCCGCCACCGCCGCCGCTTGCTTGGCCGACGGTAGCATTTAGGCCGCCGCCAGACCCGCCGCCGCTTGTGCCGGTGCCGTTACCACCGCCGCTCGTCCCGGTGCCGGTAGCGCCGCCACCACCGCCTGAACCGCCCCAGCCGGGCGTAACCGGATAACCGCCAGCAACGCCAGAACCGCCGCTCGGCGCGAAAGTGCCACCGCCACCTGTCGTGGTTCCTGATGCGGCTTGGAGATTTGAAGGCGTACACCCTGCGCCGCCGCCACTGGTTGCACCCGACGATCCGGGGCCACCGCCACCGCCACCGCCGCCATATGCAATAGTGCCGACGCTTGTAACACCACCTTTTGTGCCGGTTGTTGATCCCGATGTTCCACCCGCACCACCTTGACCAATGGTGACCGTAAACGGCGAACCCGCGCTGATGTCAGATGCGCGGAAAATCTGGGCGAACGTGCCGCCACCGCCGCCGCCCGCGCCACCCGATCCGGTGGTTGCATATGTGCCGCCAAAACCGCCGCCGCCACCCGCGCCTACCGCCATAATTGCAACGGCAACGCAGCCCGCCGACATGGTGTATGTCTGAGCGCTGCCGGTGTAACTAAACGACGTGACTTTGGTCTTAGCCAACACAGAGCCACCCAACGTCAGGCCAGTGGCCGATGACAGGGCAAGCGATACGCCCGTGGCGACATCGAGGGATGGGGTAATCAGCGCTGGTGAGTTCGCAAGGACATTGTTTCCCGTGCCGGTATTGGCCAGTTCGCCCACCAAACCCGCATTGTCATACAAGACATAACCGGATGTGCCGCCCGTGATCGGGGTCGTTCCAAGCGCTATGGCAGCGCCGGCTGCAACCGCGACCCATGTGGTGCCGTTCCATACGTACAGGCCGCCATCAACGGTGTAGGCAAGCATACCAATCGGCTCGCCAACCATTTGCGATAGGCTTGGTAAGGTCGCGACGGTAAATGCGCTGCCTATTTGTTGGCTTCGTCGTACCGGTAAGTCATATGACATCGCGATTCCTTAAAACAAAAGACCGGCGCGAGGCCGGTCCCGTTGTACCGGCTCACCCGGTAGATTACGCCTTCTTTTTCGGGTCCACCGCCGGCTCAACGTAGCCTACTGGCTTACGATCGCCGCGGTAGTGAATGCCGTCTTGCACCCATTTCGCTTCATCCGAGCCACCGCCATAAACGGTGCCGTGTGGCCGCGACGGGTTGAACAACATCGTCCCATCAACCGTATATTCGTCTTTCTGAGTCATAACCGCTCCCTATCAGTCCCACAATACGTTCCACAAACCGGGCGTCCCGGTTGTGACAACCACGAGGTTACCATTGTAACGGACGCCCGTGCCACCTGACCCCGGGTTGCCTTGGAAGCCGGTCGCCGCCGCCGTCTGCGTGGAGATCATTTGGTTGGTGTTGGTCGTCGTGCCCGTGACGTAGACGTCATACGCCGTGATCGTCCAGCTCGTGCCGACGGTGATGGCGTTGAAGCCGTACAGGATGCCGCCGCCCGTGCTGTCGATCGTGGTCGTGCCGGCAGTGCTCAACGGGGTGTAGTTGGCGCAGCCGGGCGAGTAAATCGTGCCGCTCGTGGGATCGATGTGGCAGATCCCCAGCGGTGCGGCTTGGTTTGATGGAGGGGTCGGAGTGAGGGTTGAACCTGCCATGATTACATCCGGTCGCAGTAGTTGTTGCGTTCAACGAACCCGCCGACGTCGTCGTAAAACGCGTCGTTGTGCTCGCGGGTGTACTCGTCATCCGTCTGGAGCAGCTTCTTTTTGTCAAAGCCAGTCCGCAGCGACATGGCGTTGACCTCGTTGTTGGTCAGGTCGCCGGTGGCGTACTCGCTCGGCATATTGCCGGCGATGCTGATGCCCATCTTGCGGATGTCATTCAATTCTTGGTCTTCAATGTCCATGCCCGGCGGCAGACTGTTGAAGAATGCCGCGTTGTTCATGAACCGCGACAAGTGGTCGCCCCCAGCCGAGCCTTCTCGACCGGGGGTTCCCTTCTTTGCCCGCGCTTGCATGTCGGTCAGCCAGCCATGCTGATTTTCGGCTTTTGACTGTTTGTCCGGGTAGTTAACCTGGAACTTCTCTTGCACGATCTTCGGCATGACTGGCTCCTACTTCAGATCTTCTGACGGATCGTGTGGTTGGTCTCCGACGGACGACCCATGTCCTTCGTCTTAGGCATCATCGAGCCACTGGCGCGATAAACCCAACCATCACCCGGGTAGCCGACGCCACCCTCGTAGGCATACAACTCCATCTTGCGGATGTCTGAGTTCTCTTGGTCCTCAATGTCCATTCCGGGCGGCAGCGAGTTGTAGAACGCATTGACGCCGTACTCAAGGCCCTTCTTGACGAGGTAGCCCGAGTTACGAACGCCCACCATCTCGTTGTGGATCATCTCGGCGCTGTCTGGCAGCACTCCGACGTCCGCAACGTGCTGGCCCTTCATCTCGTGCCGCTTCTGGGCACGAGCGTTGGCCGACTTGATGATGTCCGTGTGCGACGGTGCGTCACCGCCGTACATTTCGGTAGCGAGCTGGTCCACAGTCACCTGCGGGGTCTCGTACATCTTGCGCCCAGGCTGTGTGATCTTAGGCATACGTTTCTCCTTAGGCGACCACGTTGGCAAGCGGCAGGACCGAGTAGTCAATCGTGATGAGATTGACTGACGACGTGTCCGTACCGTTGACGATGTAGATCTGGTCGCCCTGGTTGATGGCGAGGCCGTTGAGACCCGCCGAACCGGTCGAGGTGTTGAGTGCAACCTGAGCCGTCGCACCGATCTGACCCGTCGCCGTGCCGTTAGCAAACAGCGTGTCGACATAGAACGGACCGATGGTTGAGGTGGACAACGACGGGGCGACGCCAGCCGACGCGGTGTTGGTGATGCGGATCAGCGAGAGCTGCGACGCGTTCACGTGGACCGTGGCCGAGGTGGAGCTGCCCGAGTAGTTGTAGTACTGGGTTGCGGTGTAGGTCGACGTGCCAGCCGTGGTCGTAAAGGCGTTGAGCCCGAACAACAACAAGTTGGCGTGTGCGACGAACTTGCCTGAGACGCCGCCCGAGCCTGCCGTCATCACCGTGGCAAAGTTGCCGCGGGCGACGTAGGCCGCGTTGTCGTAGGCCATGTTCTTCAAGGATTGAGTATTGGACATTGCTATAGCTCCTTAGGCCTGCGAGTCCCACTTCACAATGCGGGTGTTGATCGCCGCCGTGTGAACGATGCCGAAACCGCCAAGGTAGTACCAGGCGATGCCCTTGCTGCGACCGTAATCCGTTGGGATTTTGCCGCGCATTTCTTCTGGGACCGCGATGGCTTCGGCCACCGTGTCGTTGCCGAAGAAGAAGATCCAGTCCGACTGGCCGTTGGTCCAGCTCGTCGTCGTGACGCCGTCCGTACCCGTGCCCTTCGCAATATTGGTCTGCTCAATGTAACGGGTGTTCTCGTAGCGGCCAATCTCACCGTTCATGATGAGGTTGAAGCCGGTGTCCGAGTACTGGTGGATCGTCTCAAGGTTGTTCTTAAGGGTACGCAGCGTCGTCGGCCATGCGATCGCGTAGTAGTCGTCCGCGATGTAAGCCGGGATGTTGCGCTCCTTCATCGCATCGACAATCGCCTTAGCGTGGGCGTTGTTGAATGCGATGGAGTTGGTGCCGGTGACCGTACCGTTGGTGTACAGCGTGACCGCCGACGTCGAGGTGCCGCCCGTTGGGATGGCGCGGAGCAACGTCTGGTTGAACTGGGTCCAAGCAGCGCGGTCAAGGTACTTGACGCAATCGTTCTTGAGGACCTTCTTGATGACGTCCTCGACCGGGAACTTCGACAGGTTGTCGAGCTTGCCCGAGTACGGGACGCTGTTGCCGGCTTCGGTAACCGTCAGGGTGCCCTGTACGATCGTGAAGTTGGTCTCCGGCATCGTGTTCGTTTCGACAAGGACGGCACCAGCCGCCGCGACGTCAGAGAAAACGTCCCACGTGAAGGTGTCACCCTTCTTCTTGCCCTGCTGTGAAATGTCGTGAACGTCAGCGAACTGACGGAACTTGACGAGTGGCTGCACGTTGGCGCGCAGTACGTTGGAAAGCTGACGGCTGTAGAGGTAGCCGCCGAGGCTGTTAACAGCCCAAACTTGACCTGCCATGTGGCGAGACTCCTAATGTTGGCCTCGCCGACATGGCGAGGGTTTAACGTCGATGCACAGTTGGTCGAGCCTGACCCCTAGCGGACGCCATCTTTGCGATGGACGACTCGTAGGTCTCATTCTCGTCCTCGTCCGAGTCATCCGCTTGCCGTCCACCGGCCACCGGAATCGCTCGAACTGACGCTTTGCGTTGCTCTTTATCGGCTCGCCGCTGGGGATCAGCGGGTGGTGCTACCGGTCGGCCTCTCAGTGCCCGGGCTTCCTCACCGACGGTGCGGAGCCGCTCCTTAAAGTCCATGTCGGGGTTAGACTGCGCAAGTTGCGAGTCTTTCCAGACCATGTATTCCTTTAGGCGGGGATCTGACAGTTCGCCCTGGTATTCCTTGTCGAACCAGTTCACAGCTTCACGAAACGTCAACCGACCATCAACGCGCTCGTCCACTAGCCGGGCGACGTCTGCGCTTGCAGATGGTCGCTCAATGGCCTGTGCCAACTCGTCAATCGCCTCTTGCTCACCCATAATCGCGCGGTTGAGCAGTTCGCGCACACGGCCTCGATCCGTGCTCGCCGGCTCGTCCCTGTGGGATGGAGCAGCGGTGAGGTTATTTTTAACAAGTTCCTTAGCCGAACGCAAGTATTCGTCCGCTGCGGACACTTTCGAGGCGTTCTCGCGCAGCTGCTGGAGCGTCAGCCAGCGCTCCTGACCGTTGACGATCAGGCGGTAGTACGTTTCGCCGTTGGTGACCTTGACGTCATCCGCGCCAGCAGCTCGAGCTTCGTCCAAGTTGCGATCGGCTTCTTCGGCCTCGGCCACGACGGTGCCGTCATCCTGCTCAGACTCGCGCTCGCGTCGGGCGCCCTGCTCGGTCCACGCCTCGTCGTCCAAATCCTCCATGCCATCCGCCGACTTCTTCTCGTCCGCTTGGTTGGCGATGGCGTTGAGGCGCTCTAAACGCTCGTCATTGCGCTGCTTGTTGGCTGCTCGGGCTTCAGCTTCACGCTTGGCACGGGCTTCCTCGTCGGTCATGTGTTCAGACATTATTCGTCCTCCTTAAGCATTTCCAAAGACTGCCGCCCCATGTCGACAGCGTGGCCCAACCACTGGGCAAAGTTGCGTGACCAATAGATGCGGCCACGGATCTCACGGATCTGGCGCTCATCGAGCGTGCCGACACCGCGAATCAGCTCCTCGATGGCTTCCTGCTCGTCGTGCTTGGCCTTCTGGAGCAGGTAGTCGCCAATATCCGAGGTTAAGAAATCCTCAACCTGCTTCCCAAAGACCGCCGTGCGGACCAGCGGCTCGTCTGGATCAATGTGCCTCCCCATGGTTAACCTCCCATCTGAATTTTGCTTGTCCAACCACCGGTTGCCAGACGCGTCCCGGTCGGTTCAACCACCCATTTTTAAATCCGGGCGACTCATTGACTACACGCCAACCTGCGCCTTTCAAGCTGCTGCCCGATTCTGATTGCAAAGTGTACGTAATCATTTTGAGACCGCCCATAGCCGCCCAAGCTTTCCAACATCGAGCATACAAAAAAGAACACGTTCCTTTAGGCGCGCTGTCCAGAACGCAACATCTAGTCACTTCTGCTGTAAACGTGTCGTCAAGTAAGCGAGCCGTTGGTTTATTAACGATTGCCACGCCGACCAATTGACCATCGTGGCTTGCCCCGATCGCATAACGACCGATTTGAACGGGTTTATTGTGTCTGTGAAAATTCAGAATGAAAGCGTTA